CAGGGGCAATGACCACCTTCAAGCCGATGGACTGGCTACCCCGCGCAGAGCGTGACGGGGATGTCGGTGTGCTTCTCATTGACGAGTTACCGCAGGGTGACGAGGGCGTCCTCAACGGTGCCGCACGTCTCCTGCTGGAACGTGAGTTGCACGGCTATCAACTGCCTGACGGCTGGTCGGTGATTGCCACCGGCAACCGCTCGAAGGACAGGGCCGGTTGTCGCCCACTGCCAACCCATGTGCGTGACCGTCTGACTGTCGTGCCGCTCGAAGCCGACGTTGACGACTGGGCTGCGTGGGCTGGTCAGTCCGGTATCGACCATCGTGTGGTCGGCTATGTGCGGCATCGCCCTGATGCCCTGCAAGAGTTCGACCCCAAGGCCGAGGTCAGCCCAACCGCACGGTCATGGTCGGCGGTGTCTGCGCTGCTGCCGCATATCGAAAGCCGGGACTATCTCCCTGCTTTGTCCGGTCTGATCGGGCAGGGACGTGCGGCTGAGTTCACAGGTTTCCTCCGCATCTTCGACCGGCTGATACCGGTCAGCAAGGTGTTCGATGATCCTGAGAACTGCGAGGTGCCTACGGATACCGACGTGACTATCGCGCTGGTCGCCAACATCGCCAAGCGGGTGAACGAGGACACTATCTCGGCTGCGCTGATCTACGGCAAACGACTAGGCCGTGAGTTCGGTGTCGTGCTGGTGCGGGACATTCTCTCGCGCCATCCCGATCTGGCTGAGACCAAGGCGGTCTGCCAGTACCGCGCTGACAATGCCGACGTGGAACTCGGCTAACGCTAACGCTAACGGTGTGGGGGCTTCGGCCCCTGCATCTACCAGCACATCACATCCGGTGTGCTGATAGATGCAAATGCATCTACGAGTCATCAGTGACTCGTCAACATCAATCCGAGAGGTGAATTATGCTTTCAGAAAAAGCACTGCTTGTGAGGCTGTCGGTGAAATACCCCAGCTTCTCCAAAACTGACAAGGGCGTATCGCTCGAAGTCGCAGACCAGAAGAACGCCAACCAACGGGCGGTCAAGGTCATAAAGACGCTGATCGATACCACCCACCCCGCGTACAGGGCAGTCAAGACTGCTCGTGGTGCGCTCTACAACGTGTTCGCTGCCGAGACTGCGCCGTGGTCCGAGGACGGCTGGTACATCATCAAGGCCAAGGGCTATGACCGCTTCACCGAAGTGATGCGTGAAAAGACTGACGCCTTCGACATCGCGGTGACCGACTTTCTCAAGGTCTACCCTGAGTTGGTTGATCAGGCACCGTTACGACTGGGCGACCTGTTCGACGCTGACGTATTCCCCAGCGTCGAGGCATGTGCCGAGTTGTTTCATTCGGATGTGGAGGTTCGTCCTGTCCCTGAGGCTGGCGACTTTCGGGTGGCCATGTCTGCTGAAGACAAGCAGAAGATCGTCACGCAGATGCAGCGCAAGAACGACGAGCGTGTCACGCAGGTGACCAGCGAGTGTTTCGACCGCGCCTACTCTGCCATCAGCAACATGGTTGAGCGGCTCGAAGCTTTCGATCCCGACAAGAAGGGTGCCAAGCTTTACGACAGTCTGGTCGGCAACGTGCGTGACATTGCCGATCTGCTGCCATCGCTGAACGTCGGCGATGATCCACGGCTTGAGCAACTTGCCAAGGATATCGGGCTGCGCTTGACCGAGACCGATGCCTCTACCCTCAAAAAGGACGAGGGCAAGCGTCAAGAAGTCGCTGACAACGCTCGTCAGATCATGAACCAGATCGATGATTTCATCGGTCAGTAAGGAGATATTGATATGTCACTAGCACATCAGAAGATCACCAAGGCGCGGACCCAGTTGCTTCTGGACAATCCGTTCTTCGGTAACATCGCCATGCGTCTTGATCTGGTCGAGACCGATCAGTTCGACACGATGGCGACCGATGGCAAGCGCATCCTGTTCAACCCTGCGTTTGTTGACAAGCACTCGAACGCTCACCTCAAGGGAGTAGTTGCCCATGAGGTTTGCCACGTCATCTTCAAGCACCATCTGCGTCGAGGTCAGCGTGACCAGAATAACTGGAACGTCGCGGCTGACTACGCCATCAACTCCATTCTAGTTGATGCCGGTTTCTCTCTGCCCGAAGACGGGCTGATTGATCTGGCTTGGCGCGGACAGTCCGCAGAAGACATCTACGGATCGCTCTTCAAGGACCAGCCAGAACCACCAGCCGCTGGCCAGCAAGGCGACGGCGAATCGCCAAAGGGTGGTGATGCGGGTGATGCTCAGGGTGATGCTCAGGGTAACGACGCGAAAGCCGCAGAGAACAGCGGCTCTCAAGGCGCTCCCGCTTTACCTGCTCAGTCGGGTGACGACCAGCCAGTGGACATGCAAGGCCACGGGGTGGTGATCGACGGCACAAACGACGACGGGTCCGCACTGTCTGCCGCTGACGTTCAGGAGCAAGACGACCAGTGGACTGAGATCGTGCTTAGTGCTGCCATGATCAGCGGCGAGGCTGGCAAAGAGGACAGCCCGTTCAAGCAGCACATCGACATTCTTCGTCGGCCACAGGTTGACTGGCGGTCAGTGCTGCGGCGGTTCCTGTTGGATGGTCGCCCTGCCGGTACGACATACCAGCGGCTTGGTCGCCGGTCTCGTGCAGTGGGTGTGCCGTTGCCTAGCCGCCGTGTCGATGTTGGCGGTGAGATTGCAGTTCTGCTTGACGTGTCGTCATCAGTCGATGACGAGATGTTCGCGCAGTTCTGCGAAGAGTTGCAGTTGATCGCGTCCGAGTTCGACATCACCAGTCACGTCATCAAGTTCACACACCGTGTGCGAGACGTGCAGGTGGTCGAGGCTGGTGACGAGATCGACCGCACTCGTTTCTACGGTGGCACCAACACCAAGGGTGCCTTCGAGCATGTCGATGAGCAAGACTTAGATGTCGATGCGATCATCGTGTTCAGTGATTGCGAAGACTACTGGGATCAAATCCCTGAGCCTTCACATCCGACACTGATTGCTGCTTGCATACAGCATGAGCATTGGCTTGAGACCATCGAGAAACAGGCTGACTGGGCGCAAGTCGTTCAGATCAGCCGATAATCATGGCCTCTCTCGTTGATCTCGTGGGTAGTTGCACCACCAACTACTCGCGAGGTCGATGAGGATCGCCCTTATTTTGGAGGAAATCATGAATAAACACCGTTACGACTGGGCCAAGCGAGACAAGAAGGAGATCGCGATAACGATTGTTATCAGCATTATCGGTGCCCTGCTGATCAGCGCACTGCTTGTCGTCGCCCCTGCCTTCGACCAAGTCATCATTGAAATGAAAGGCCGCTGATATGAACAACGAACCAGACCTGTTTGACATTGTGGAAAGCAATCGCCTCAAGCAAGAAGGCATGACTGCCGCAGAGTATGGCAGCAAGCACATGCTGCTCGACCATGCCCGTCACGTCGCAAGACAAATCGCGATGCTTCGCGACAGCAGAACCGTAACTGCTGACGATGTCGGCAAAGCATTCGAGAAGGAAGGTATTACCGAGTCGCTGGGCAATGCGGCTGGCTCACTGTTCCGAGGAAAGGAGTGGGAGTTTACGGGCGAAAGGATCAAGTCTTCTCGAAAGTCTAACCACAGTCGCGAGATAAAGGTCTGGCGCTACGTCGGATAGTGACTGTGGGGGGATCAGACGGCGAGTGCCCCACCCAAAACCCCGTCAGTGAGCAGAGATGTAAAGGTAACCTTTCGGAATCTCGTGGCTCACGGGCGGCACCTAATCATGGGTGCCGCCCTTTTTCTTACAGGTTACCAGTGACTCATCAATCACAGAAAGGAAGGTCATCATGACCAGTGAATATAATCTGGCCGATCAAACGCTGGCTGCTTTATCTGCGCCAAAGGTTGGCCTCATCTCTTACGAAAGTGTGCCAAACATTTGCCCCAGTGTCGCCCGTCGCAACAGCAAGGGAGAACGGGTCAAACTTACCCCTCACTCGCGTGACCGAATCAAGGGCGCGTACAACGGACTTCGTAAAGCTACTCGTTACGCAGTGGATGACTCTATGGTTCGTCACGCTGTTACTCTTTCGATGGCTATCGGTGCAGATGAACTGTTGGCTATTATCGGCGATGCCGTCCCGCCCAACACACCTATGTGGATTGAGTGGAACGAGAGAGTAAGACAAGAAGCAATCGGCGAACACTATCTCTCGACCAATAACACTGCCGTTCATTCAATGTGGTCGGCAGGTTTGTTGGGCACATCCGATTACGTTGGCTACTTTGTAGAAGAACTTGACTATCCCTTTATCGGGACGGGCGAGGAAGATCACTACTGCTTTTCTCCCGTGTACCCATTGGGAAAGGAAGGGCAAGCGGTTACCCGTCAACGGATTATGTTTGATGGGTCTGCGTTTGAACTGTCACCACATCCTTGGTCAGACAAAGACCATCGGGCGTTTCATCAGGACTTTTCCTTCACCCCTTCCGACAGTGGCGAGTATGAAGAAGAGTACAAGCAACATTTAAATATCCATGCGGAAAATGTTCGCATGTTGCTGGGCGTTCAGTGGTTTAACGAACAGTTACAATCTTCTTCTAAGGAAATGATGGAAACGAAAGACTGGTCTTTCGTTGGACTGACGAATCATATCCATGCCGTGCAGTCGAGGGCGATTGATTGGATGGTGCCGCGTTCGTCTAGCGATGACCCCGACTACAGTGGAGAAGATCACGAAGCAATCACCAAGCTTTCTGGCAGTATATCGTCGGCTGGTGACGCAAGGTTTCTGATCTGCCTGTTGCACGTTCTTAACTATGACTGGGTGATTAAATCACCGAGACTTATGACAGGTCGCGGTGGTTTGAGATATGGAAAGCCGATCAAGTTCAACTCACACATAGTGCTTGAGATTGATTTGCCTAAAGTAAACGGCGTGTCGATAACGCCTGACGACTACCTAGAAGAAGTGCGCGGGATGAAAAGATTGCACGATGTGCGCGGCCACTTCCGCAAACTGCGAGACGGGCGACGTGTGTGGGTCAAGTCTCACAAACGTGGCAACAAAGAACTTGGAACCATCACCAAGGATTATCTCTTAACTAACAAATCGAAAGGATGAACAGCCAATGAATAGCAACACTATAAGAGAAGACGTACAAGCCGCCGATGATCCACAAACGGTCAAGGCTTTAGTCAAGCTTTGTATTGACTCGTCGGTACGAGTTCCGGTGATTTACTCTTGGCGAAATGACTGGGATGAAATCATTCCCGGTTTTGATTTTGACTGTCTGGATTGTGAAGGGACGGGAGAAGCCAAAGGAGAGGTGACTGTCGGAGGAGTTAACAGTAACGGTCCTTGGCAAGGCTATGATGAAGTAGCCATAGAGTGTGAGAGATGCTGGGGTAAGGGAAACATTGCATGGGAGGATGTACCAGATGTTTATACAGACGAGTGACTTTCTTAAACAGCCGAAGGAAATACATGCGGATTCTTTAGGCACCTTGGCTGCTCAACTTAGCCTTGCTGACATGGCTGTGCTTTTAGAAGCCAAGCACCAACAGTTGCTTGTGTTTCTAGGGATGCGCGGCAACGTGTGCCTAACGAGCGAGGTGGAGAGCGTGACCGTAAATGGTGATTGCATACAAATAAACTTGGAGACCGCGACCTATGATGACGTGCTTCAATCTCCAGAGTTTCGCGAGATCAGTCAGAAGCTACCCTCTGCTGACATCGTTAAGCTGGTGCCAAAAGATTACCCAGAAAAGGACACACCAGATGAGGGGGCGTGATTGCTACATCCCACGCAGTGTGATAGAAGGAGTTGTTATGAACAACGTAAACCATTCGCCTGAACGGGCGATCAATTTGTTGAGGAGATTACACAATGCATCAAGAACAAGAGAACAATCTGATGAGCAAGGCAGCGACTGGGCCAGAAACTACTGGGGAACAGTCGAACTCGCCCTCCGTCGTAGTCTCAACACCCTCGACGAGTCCCGCAGGAACGGGTGAAAACACGCGGCTTCACATCGTTCTGGACCAGACCTGTCTGTCTAAGTTAAAGAAAGCCTGTGATGATAACGAGCGGACCACGTCTGCCCAGATCAGATACCTGATCCGTAATCATCTCTAGCCCACAACCTTTGACGGCTACTACTCCGCTCCCCGTTGTGAGGGAGCGGAGACCACCTCTTCCCCCAGAGCCAAGTATCCGATAGCATCGACGACATCATCGCTGTTCGCAGTGCCCGACTTTGTCCTCGCTATCTTTAGAAGAGCCATCATCAAAGCCACGTCTCTCGCAGTGACTGTGCGGCTCAGATACACGCTCCATAAATCTGCGATATTCCCAAAGTTTTCACTGGCATCCCCGTGCGTATCTGCCCGATCACCACAGATCAGGTTACGGGCGGCATCAAGAACATCCCCACGGTTCGTGAGGGGTGGTTTAAAATTATTTTTCCCCACTCGCTCCCCCAGTATCCATAATCTGACTCGTCAATATCTGATGCTGCTCCTCGGTCATCATCGTAATGTTGCCACTGATTGACCGCCGCTCACCCTCGCAATCGAACGGGTAAACCATGTGGTTCAGCCAGTGTGGAAAGATCACCATCTTTCCCACCTCTGGAATTATATTCAGAACTTTAGGCCAGCGAAACGATGCCGCAGATTTCTGGCTGGTTGGCCCGTTAACAAAGCTGATGCACCCGTCCATCCACCCAGAAGCGTTCTTCATGTTCGATGCTTCCTTGTTTCTCATGTCAGGCGGCACCTGCGTGTAGATCACAAAACTCATGGCACCGTCGAGACGGTTACCGTGATCGTGGATAGGATTATAATCTCCCCTGAAGCTATGAACTGACCACGCCTCATAACAATCTGCGTGTACATAATCGACAGCACCTTGCTGGACCGCGTCACCCGCCCCAATCATCATGAACCGTTTGGCGTATTCTTTTGCCAAGCTTTCCGCTACGCCATACACACCGTGGAACGCCTCGCATCTGTCTTTCTCAAGGAGAAGCTGCGCTCCGTTCTTGATCTGCCCAACGAGGTTTCCAGAGTAATCCTTTTCCTTGACGTTCTCTTCTGCCAGTAACTCGTCAATCTCTTTGTTAAGAAGGGTGACGAAATCAGGCGGCAGGTTTGTTTCGACTACAAGAAAATCTATTACGGAGTGCGCCCTAATCTCTGCCTTGAATGTAGACTGGGGATTGAACTGCTCCTGCGTATTGGAAGGGTTCTTTGTATTGTCCTGTTGCTTTGAAGTATTCGACATCGGTAACTCCTTGTTGCCCGATCCACTTGAAGCGAACTTTCCAGCAGTGAATCTCTGACATATTTGTGTCTGCTTTTCTGTGAACCGTCACACCAAGATCAGCCTTTGCGAACCACGCGGCTGATCCTGAAATGTCGTAGCCTTTCGGAGCGGGAAACTCTCCGTTGTCGCGCATCATCTTGGCTGGGTGCGCGACGAACCAGACGTGAACATCATGCGCCCGTGCAAACAAGCGACACCTCGTCAGCATCTGACTGATCGCCTCTGTCTCACTTACCTTTGACTTGTCAATATCGACGTAGTTGTACGGGTCAATGATCAAGCCCCTCACGCCGTAACGCAGGATCGCAGCTTGCGCCCTCTCCAATATGGACTCGATAGTCGCTGGCTCCCCATCGTTCTGCTCCACAAAAAAGAAATGCCGACCACACCAGTCCTTCGCTTCGGCAAGTTCTTCGCGTGTCATCCTCATGCTGGGGCCATCGTGAAACGGCATCCCCGAATGCTTTTCCATTAGCTTGATAATGTGGGTTGGAGGATCGTTTTCAAAAGAACATACGGCGAATGACCAACCGTGAGCTTCGGCCATGTTCACCATAATCTGATCGATAAACTCTGACTTGCCCGATGAAGGGTGGCCAGTAACAATTGAAAGCTGACCGGGGCTAATCGTGAATAACTCATCGACACAGTCCAGACCTGTAGACAAGCCACGTTGGTGGCCGCGCTCATATATCTGGTCAACCTGATCAGCATAATGATCGACATCAAAGAGACCAGTAATGGGCCACGGCTTTGAGTCACCGATGACTTCAGCTAACTTCTCACTGCCGTGCTTGACCAGTACGTCATTGGGGTCTTTGCATCCTTCAGGCCATTCGACCTGCCAGCACTTGATCTTACCAATCCGTCTGGCTAGTTCCTCTGCGAGGGCTTGGCCCGGACCATCGATGTCAACGGCCAAAACAACCTTATCAACCTGTTTCAGCAAGTCCTTTGCCGCCCAGACAAAGCCGTACTTACGATCATTGTCGGGATCAACCTCGCCCTCCGATGCCTTCATCGGGGCACCATTCGGAACGCTGATAGCATTCAGAACACCGGCACTCGCTAGGCTTAACTGATCAATCTCACCTTCGCATATAACTAACGTGTCGGCGTCTGCTGCTACCCGCTCAATACCAAAGAAACTCTGGGCACCGCCAGTGCCCTCTTGCGTATGCGCCTTCTCTCCACCAGAAGTGCGGTACTTAACTGCGTATACCTCACCGTTGTTGTAAAACGGAAAGCCAACACAGTCTGCTTCAGCCTGTAGTTTCTGAAAGTACTTTCGTGAAGCAGCAACTCCGTAGTCCTTGACGACCTGAGGGCTGATCTTTCTATCTTTGACAAGCCAGTCGATGGCTGAAGGCGGGGGGCTGTCCACCCGCTTAACTTTAGGGTAAGAGGGGCGCGGCTTGATGTCCTTGCGGTCGTAATGAATTACGCCCTTCTCGTCACAGTGATGGCACTTGTAGACCAAGCGGTCGCTAAAAAAGGTGACGGCCATCGACCTTTCCCCGTCCTTCTTTCTCAAGTCCGAACAGGCGGGGCATTTAATCCTTGCGGTGGTCGAGTAACCTGACCTTGCGCTGTTTGCCCTAACCTCTATCTGGTCGTGAATGTAATTGTCTTGTTCGCTCATTTGCATTATGCTTCCTTGCGTCTTGTTCTGACTCTCATTTGAACGTGACCTCCCTGTAACTACCGCCTCCTCACGGGGGCGGTATTTTTATTACCCTGATTTCAGAGCGGGGGTTTTTTTTGTCGAGACCCCAACGGATGTGCTTCTCCTTCACACACCTGTCGTTCTCGTAGATACGCCCCTGCATACAATCAAGTATCAGCGACTCATCAAGGTCAGGGCGACGGCTGGCATAATAGATTGTCATGTGAACAGCCACGTCCTGCTTTTCTTTTTTGTTGTATGGAATGATCGGATCAAGCACGGGGCATTGAGCAGCGAAAATCTTCTCGTATTCCCTAGCCTGTGGGGATTTGATGAACGCCGGTCGCTTACCGAAATAAACAAGCTGGCGGCTGTTCGCCTTGCTATAAGGCTGTCCCTCTATTTTGAATGTAATTTCGGTCATTGACTAAGTATATACATGCTTATATAACTCATGGCAACAACAACCCACAGCGTGATATATGATGGTCACTAACAAATACGGATTACCGCACCAATTCGAGAACCTTCTAGCCCGTGACAAGTACGATTCCGGGGACAGCAGGATAACTATAACACGCCTTCTTTCGTCGCCAAGAATTTCGTTGCTTCAGAAGAAACATGAGGACGACATCGTCACAGATATCTCCGACGATGTATGGAAGCTGCTTGGAAAGTGTATCCACACCGTGCTGGAAGAAGGTGCCGACGATAATGACATCATCGAAAAGCGGATGTTCGCAGAGATCAACGGATGGAAAATCTCAGGGCAATGTGACGCCATGAGAACAGACGGTGAGCAGAAATTTCTCATGGACTGGAAGTTCACCAGCGCCTACGCAATAGGAAAGAATCAGTCGAGTTGGGAGCAGCAATTAAATTGTTACGCCTACCTCGCTCACCATGATCTAGGCATCGACATTGATAGGCTTCAGGTGATCACGATTCTTCGTGACTGGCAAAAAAGCAAAGCAATGAACAGCAACAGCTACCCTCAGGCGCAGGTTCATGTGGTCGAAATACCAATGTGGTCACGAGAGGAGCAGCACAAGTTCATCTTACGACGGGTCAGCGCCCATCAAGATGCATGGTTTGAATACGACATCGACGGGTCTCTGCCATTGTGCAGTGACGAAGACAGATGGAAAAGAGATTCGATCTGGGCCGTACAAAAGATTGGCGGCGTCAGGTCTGTGAAGAACTTTGAGTCGCCAGAAGAAGCGGCATCGTTTTACGAAAAGATGAAGGCAAAGGAGGAGTATCAAGTAGTCGAAAGAAAGGGAGAGCCAGTGCGGTGCGCTGGGAATTACTGTCAGGTCGCGCAGTTTTGCGACCAGTATCAACAGGAGGTCAGGAATGACAATGAACAGAAAAGATAGAAATCAATTTATTATTGACGAGTTTGAGGAAGGCGCAAGCATCAATGATATTGCCGCCAACCCTCGTGTCAGTGTTCAGTACGGCGCTGTCAGACGAATCATTATCAACAGCATGGGGTATCAGAAATATAAACAAATTCTCAGGGGAAGGCGGAAGGTAAAGCCTGTCGCTGATAAGCAGGAAGAACGGCGAAAGCCGAAGCCCGACTTAACTTTCTTCAAGTGGCTGTTGGGGGCAATAAAGAATGGCTAAATTTCACGAAGACTTAGTGGCCGCGTTGTCTGAAATCAGCAACCCGCCTTTAGATGGTAAAGCTAACTACGGCAAGTACGCGACACTGCCAGCGTGTCTGGAGACTGCCCGTTCAACACTGGCACAACATAACCTTTGTGTGGTCCAGATCACGTTGATTGATCCAGATAGGTTGGTTACTCGCATCGTTCATTCGTCAGGAGAATTTTTAGAAGACGGTGGCGTTCCCTTGTTGTGTGAGAATAATAACAACCCACAGAAGATGGGATCGGCAATCACTTACGCACGTCGCTATGGATTGTGTAGTTTGCTTGGGATTTGTGGCGAAGAAGATGATGACGGGCAACGCGCTACGCCGCAAAAAGAGTTACCTCAAAAGAAAGCAGCCAAGCCAGCCCCAGCCCCAGCCCCGTTGACAGATGAAGATTTTCACTCGGAAGAGGACGACATAGATTTGCTTGACCCGGAAGGCATCAAGGAAATCTATTGCCGTTTCTTCGATAATATTGGAGCAGCGACTGAAGACACTGTTAAAGACATGGGTGTCGATGACGCCCGTGAATCCAAGCGCGATCTTGTAAAATTTTGGAAGGACAACGCAGGACAGCGAGAAGAACTACAGCAGCGAAAAGACAAGGCTTCCGTAGAAGCTTTGGAGTTTATTACAGGCCAAGTCAAGCTGACGCAAAGCTGGCTTAAATCCCGCATCGCAAACCTAGAGGAAAATAACTAATGGCACCGTGGAAACTTGAGAACAAACCCAAGGAAAATAGTTGCAACCTTCGTCCAGCAAAAAACAAGATGAAGGACTCGCAAGCTGACTTCCGGGGCAACCTGCACATCTCTAAAGACCTCGTGAAGTTTCTTATTGAGTGTGCAAAGGAAGGTAAGGAACCCCTCCTTTCTGTGCAGGGATGGGACAACGGAGTAGTTAACCGTGCAAAGGAAGGACAGTATGGTCCCAACATTCGTTTGTCTATCCAACAGTATGACGAGTCATGGATGGATAAAGGACCGCAACGTCCGCAGCCAGCAGTCGATGAAGACATCGATCTTGACGACGAGATTCCATTTTAAGGGGCGGTGTCATGAGTGAAAAAACAACATTCAATTTTGTGGTCGAAGCTGATCAGCTTGAACGATTGCGGCGAAGATCAAAGCAAGAGGAACGGAGCATCGGGTCTTTGATTAGAGAAGGTCTGGAATACATCTTAACCAATCGTAGTTACGAGCAAGGCATTCGTGACTGCTGTCAGTGGTTGCGTAAGTCTACCATCATTGACGGCAAAGACTTGCCTGACGGTCGGACATTCAACGAGTTTCTTTGTGACGAAATGTCCTCTGCTTTGAAGGCTACTGACGCATCTGAGAAAGAGGATTCTCAAGAGCCTTCTTAATTCTATCCGCTACCGATGTTTCTAAATCTTTTATGGACGCCTTCGTATCTTTTTCGAGGGCGTCCATATTTCTTCTGACTGCCTCTCGTCTAGCATCAAAACGATCTTGTTCTTTTTCAAGAACCTTACGAGTGTCGTCCTGAATTGCTTTGATGCGACGGTCCATATTCTCCGCAATTCTTTCAATGCGAATGATCTCACCCTTGAGATCGCGCTTGATTGTCCTTGCTTCGTCTCTTGCTGCGTCAGCAGAGTCTTGGATATTCTGCTCTAGCTTTTCAAAAACAACCATCTCTTTACGAAGAGCAGACATATCTGTGGTTAGGACTGCAAGTCGCTTATCAAATCCTGACAAGTCAGGAGCAGCATAGCTTTCTATTTTCTCTCGCATGTCCATGTAGTCTTTATAAAACTCGAACCCTCCCCACATAGCGCCGCCCAAGCTAGACAAAGCAGTAAGAATGACAGCTATCTTTCCGCCTCTAAACTTAACTCCGCCTACCTCGACCTCTGCCATCTCATTCGCTTTCCATTAACAACCAATTACTTCTGTGGGCTTCTTTGATCTCTTCCTTGCTTTGGCCGTGGTATGCGACAGCATTGTGTGTCTTGATAAGCAAGCTATTTACAGTGGTGCTATCCACCACAAACTCTCCCAAGATGCGCCCAAACTTTCCCCGTGACTTGTCAACCCTAGTCCTCAGAATCTGAGAGCTTTCAAGGGGAAGGTGATGCTCCACAAAAGCCTTGGCGCGAAGGCCGTACTTCTTCTCTTCTTTGTCGCGGGTTCTGCTTTCGGGAGTGTCTACCCCATACAAACGAACTCGCTGCTTTGATAGCCAGACATCAAACCCCAAGTCGATATCTACATCCACCGTGTCTCCATCAACTACTCTGACCACCTTGCATTTATATTCGTACATATCTGCTACCTGTATTGTGTGTCTATCAAAGCACTGTGACCTGCATCGCTGCCGCCGAACAGCATGTACTCGGCAAAATTATTCTTAGGCAAAGACCCGTCTGGGATAGTTGTCGGCTGGAAGAACCCCTGTATATCTTTGAGTGCTGACTGCTGCTTGAATATACCGCTGCTGGCTGAGATCACATTCATAACCGCCAGAGTTCTAATCTGATTTGTTGCATCGTAGCGCGACTTGTCGTTCATCTTATCCATAATTTTTTTACCGGCCTTCTCCTTCGCCTTTTGCGCCACGGCTTTTTTCGGCTCCGCTTTCTCTTCCGGCTGCTCCTCCTTAGCTTCCCTAGTATCTGCGGGTCGCTCTTCCGTCGCCTCAGGCTGCTCCTCCGGTTGCTCCTCCGGTTGCTCTTCCGTTGCCTCAGGTTGCTCCTCAGGCTCTGACTCGTCAGGCTGTGCTTGTTCAGGTTCCGATTGCGGTTCCGCCTCTGGTTGCGGCTCTGGCTGCGGCTCAACTTCTGCTTCTATTTCTGCAACTACCGACTCTGAAACCGAAACTTCTTCGGGGGCCGCTGGTGCCGCAACAACAGGTGGAGCCAATTCGATTGTTGGTATTTCTTGCACTTCGGCTATCTGGATAGGAGCAAGCGGCGCTATCTCAGGCTCAGGAGCAGGGGCTGAAAGCACAGGGGCGGGGGCATCAATAACTATTGGGGCGCTGATCTCTTCAGTAATCAGATCAATGACTTCCGCCTCTACCAGCGTAATAAGATCAAACGTGGTTGTAAGAAAGGGCGCGGCAAACCGTGGCCCGAAAAAGCCGTTTGAGAAACCGGCATCAATACCGAACAACTCAAACCCCCCAGTAAGTTTTGTAAAACTGTTTGACGGTATAATCTGAGAGAAATCAAAAGAACGAACGCCCGTAAAATCCAATTCAACTTCATGCTCAAACTTGTGAACGACAGAGTTCTGCTCTGACAGAGTAAGCGTTAAATTAAAGATGTCTTTGCAGTCCGATCCCTGCATTACGTTCCCGCCTACGCATGACGAAAGAGTAGAGTTACTGGGATGAGACTCAACATCTACGCCGTAGTCCATTGTGAACCCACGATTGATATCATCAATGGTCATGTTGTCTTCAAAATTAAACGTAGTGGAGTAAGTTCCACCCGGTCCTTGAGTACCTGCTGTGCAAAACTTTCCAGCTTCGCAGCCTCGTTGAGCGCCAGTACCGGCTTCCGTCTTGGTCCCGCCTGACTTAGTAAACTCACTCATGCCGGGGAGTTGATTGGCAGTTGTTTCTGACCCGACTACGACTTCCGTGCTTTGAGATATTGCAGCGCCAGAAAAAAGCATGACGCACACAGCAGCACATACTGACGAGTAAATACAGTTAGTCAGTGTTTTACTCGGCGTTTTCATAGAGCCACTCGTCTGAGTTATTAAAACTTTCAAACACCTGCTGCTCTTTCTGCAAGCGCGTCTCTTCTTCCTGTGCCTTTTTTGCTAAAATTATATAAAACGTGGACTGGTCGGGAGCCTCAAGGTAGTTCTTCTCCCAAGCCAACACCGCTTCCTTACCGATTTTTCCACGATATGGGCAAGGCGTTGCGGACATCATCATGGCGTCAAACACCCGTGCGTCCTGACATAGAAGACTAACTCCAGCAACCTTCATACCCATCCCGTACAGGCTGCGAGCCAGCTTAATTCTCTCGCAGTTTTTATCGATAATAGTGTGGCCCGTGGACAATCCCAAGAAGCCTGTCTGTGCGCCAACGCTCATACCAGAACGGCACACATCATTATTGTTTACCACGATGCTGGGAGCGGATGCTGTAGGCGGCGTCTTATCAGTCACCACCGTAGAACTAACTGTGTTCGTGTCAGCAGAACTTGCTCCGCTAAGAGGCAAAAGCCCAGCAAAGAGAATGGCGAGGATGAAAACAAATGCGTTCTGTTTCATTTCTTCGGCTTGCCATTAGTGCCTTTCTCAGGCTTCGGTTTAGGCGCTACCGCTTGCTCGTAGTAAATAATAATCTGTTTTTGCTGGCCGATGTATCGCTGTAACTCAGCCATATTAAGAGAAAGAGTTTCGTAGTCCCTCACACTAAATGCGTAGAACAAAAACTCCCCATTCCTCTTGATGTATTTCTTTTTGAACTGATCAAAGTTCTGATCCGTTACGACATACCACGTTATATCACTCAGCTTCAGCGGACGTGGCCGCTGCTGTGTGGGAATAACACGCTCAACTTGAACGGTCTTTACCTCTACCTGCTTAATAGGGTTCCAGCTACCGCAACTACTTAACAGCAGCAGGGTCGGGGGGCAAAGCAGTAAGGCTTTCCAATCTCTCAAAAAGCTTCTTCGTTCCATTGTTGATCTTATTCTCCACCAAGTTAGGCTTCTTCTGACTTAACCTAGTCAAATCGTGTTTCCGTAATTTATCTATCAAGTTATTCCTGTACTCTTCAGCGTTCTGTAACTCAGTCGCTAGCGTCTTATTCAAGACACGGAAATTCTCTGCGTCCTCAACAAGCGTTTGGATTGTGTCGTCCTGAAGTTGTTTAGCCACTTCAAGTTTAGCATTGTTCTCTGTCAGCGTTTTAATTCTTTGCTGGGTATCCTTATAATAATAATACCCACCGTAGCCCACGCCACCCACAAGACCCAGCACCACAATAAGGGCGTAAACCTTTAGCATCGCTTCAAGCTCCTATTTTTTAGCACTCATGTAGGCCGTCATCCCCATGTACGCACCGACGACACCAGCCATTCCGATATAAAAAAGACCAAAGAGATCAGCCAAAGCTTTAATCCGAGAATCAGGAAAAATAGGAAGGAAAAGAAAAGCAGTAAAAACGAGCATGGACATAATAGAAATCCACGCCATCTTTCTTTGAGCATCAGCTTTTTCTTCTGCGACTTCGGCTTCGTGTATTGCTTTGACCGTGGCAAGTTCAGCATCGCTAACCACACCATCGCCGTCAACGTCGTATTCCTCGTAGACACTGTCCTTTTGCAGGGTTTTCTTTCCCTTAGTAGCCATTGTCCTCTCCCGTCCTCATCATGTCACTCAAAACATTTGCGCGATCACCCACCTGCCTTGCCCACTTCGAGTCAAGCATCTCAACACTAGCCTCTTCATAGCGCCCGTTCTCAATGTGAGCGAGTGTGTTGACAAACTTAGACAGGGA